CTTTTACGACCTGACCGAATACGCAGACTCTAACTCAGACGGTGTTTACTCACAGGCTGAGTTAGAGGCACTGACTATTAAACAGTTGCGTGAACTGGCAAATAGTCTTGGGTATACGGTCACAGCGACAAAGAAAGCGGATATCATCACGCAGATCCTTGAACAACAGGAAGGTTAAAAGATGCTTGATAAAGTAAAACTTGCACTGAGAATCACAACGAATGCATTCGACAGTGAACTGAATGATTTGATAAATGCCGCCTATGATGATTTAGGGATTGCGGGCGTTGTCAACACCGAGAGTGCAACGCCGTTGATCATCAGGGCGGTTATTACTTACTGCCGGGCGAACTTCGGGCAACCCGATGAATACGACAGGTTAAAGGCATCATATGACGAACAAAAAGCGCAGTTGTCGATGAGTTCGGATTATACGGATTGGGGTGATTAAATGGATAGATCACAGGTAATCACCCTAATATCACAGGAAAAAATACAGGACGAAAACGGAGTATGGCGAACGATAGAAAACGCCCGCTCCGTTTTTTGTTCGGTTAATTCTGTGACAAGGAACGAGTTTTTTGAAGGTGGGCGAAACGGGTTAAATCCTGAGTATCAAATCACTATGTTCCGCTACGACTATAACGGCGAAACGATCATCAAGTATGAGGGGCAGAGGTACGGTGTATATAGAACGTACTTCGGGCGAAATGACACAATCGAGTTGTATGTTGAGCGCAAAGGCGGCACGAACGGAAATGCAAAGGGGTGGGTCTGATGGTTATCAATTCATCCAAATTTGATTTCAGAGAGGTCGTGCAGAAATACCTAGAGGAACAACGGTACGAAGTAATAGAGGCAATGTCTGAGGCAATTGATGAGGTTGCAAAGGAATCTGTGAAGAAACTGAAAGCGGCATCACCAAGAGGCAAAACCCAAAAATATTATAAGGGTTGGACATACAAGATTGAAAAGGGTCGTTTGATTCATGGTTCGGTTGTCTATGGTAAAACCGGCACTTATCAATTGGCGCACCTTCTGGAATACGGACACGCCAAAAAAGGCGGCGGGCGAACAAACGAATATGAACACATCAAGCCTGTTGAGACTTGGGCGATTGATGAGGTTATCGACCGCACAATCACAAAGGTAGAAAGGATGACACGATGACAATCAAAGACATAAGAAATATAGTCGATGCTGTCGGCGTTCCTTTCGCCTACTACCAGTTTCCTGAAGGAACAGAACAACCAACACCCTTTATCTGTTTTTACTTCACTACCAGTGATGACATGGTTGCCGACAATACCAACTATTCAAAAATCAGACAGTTGGTAATAGAACTCTACACGGATGAACCCGATTTCGCACTTGAATCAGACATCGAATCAGAACTCAGTAGCAACGATCTAGTTTATGTAAAGAATGCCGCATATATCGACTCAGAAAAAATGTGGCAAATCGCATACACCACGGAGGTAGTCTTAAATGGCTAACAAAATTAAATACGGTCTTAAAAACGTATATTATGCTGTCGCAACAATTGCGGCAAATGGGTCAGCAACCTATGAAACGCCGGTTGCAGTTCCCGGTGCTGTGTCCCTGTCTCTTGACCCACAGGGTGATAACACACCGTTCTATGCTGATAACATCGCATACTATGTAAGCATTGCGAACAGTGGTTACGAGGGTGACCTTGAGATGGCACTGTTCCCGGATCACTTCAGAAAAGCGATTTTCAACGAGATCGAAGATACAAAGGGAGTTCTGCTTGAGAATGCAAACGCCGCACCGGTTCACTTTGCTCTGCTGTTCCAGTTTGAGGGTGATGTGACGGCAACCAAGCACGTTCTCTATAACTGCACGGCACAGAGAAACACGGTCGGAAGTACAACCAAATCTGACACGGTTGAGCCGCAGACGGAATCTGCAACGATCACAGCGACATCTATCTATGTTGCCGCACTTGACAAAGACATCGTGAAAGCATCCACAGGCGAAGATGTAGATTCAACCACATATAGCGGTTGGAACACTGCGGTTTATGTACCGTCCGCAGTAGGCGCATAAAAGAGGGATCGTGTATGTATGGGAAAGTTGTGATCAATGATAAAGAGGTTGAGTTCCTTGCGAATGCTTCAACCTCTTTTCGTTTTAAAAACATATTCGGGATTGACCTTATATCGCTACTTGCAAAGGGTGACGAAGGGTCAATAGACGATTATGAACGCCTTGCGTTTGTTATGGCGGCACAGGCAGAAAAAAAAGATATGTCCAAATTAACCGAAGAGGACTTTTACCAGTGGTTAGAATCGTTTGAGTTCAATGACCTCGTTGAGGCACTACCCGAAATAATCGGTTTATATATGCAGAACAAGAAAACGACATCTGACCCAAAATAAAAGCCCGCCCAACTGACCGCCCATACAATACACCTCTTTTTATTTTGCGGTGCATCCAGATTGGATTAAAACTATCTGATTTGGATGCACTCGATGAAGGGTTCGTACTGGACATGATGACCGAGGCGGGCAACGATGGATATAAGGATTATAAACAATTAGCAACGCAAGAAGATTTCGAGAGGTTCGCACATGGCGGCTAATAGGATAAAAGGTATTACCATAGAGATAGACGGTAATACCAGTAAACTACAGGATTCGCTAAAGGATGTCGATAAGCAATTAAAAACGACACAATCGAACCTGAGAGATATTAATAAATTACTAAAACTAGACCCGAAGAACACCGAACTCGTTGCCCAAAAGCAGAAGAACCTTAAAGAGGCAATCGACCTGACTAAAAAGCGTCTTGACGCACTTAAGAACGCCCAAACTGAAGCACTGTCACCCGAACAGTATGACGCACTGCAACGGGAAATAATCGAGACAGAAACAAACCTTAAAAGTCTTGAAACCGAGTACGACAACCTTAACACAGCATCAGACAATGCGCTGAAAAGTGCGGGCGAAGCGATCCAGAACGCCGGTACGAAAGTCACGCAAGCGGGGCAGAAGGTCACAAAAGTAGGTGATTCAATCGGTTCAGCCGGTAAGAAAATCGCACCTGTTTCGGCGGCTGTTGCGGGTATCGGTGTTGCGGCGGTTAACTCTGCTAAAGAGTTAGATGAAGGATACGACACCATCATCACCAAGACCGGCGCAACCGGGAAAGCGGCTGAAGCATTACAGGATCAGATGGATAATGTTTTCACATCTGTTCCGACAACCGCCGCTGAAGCGGGAACGGCAATCGGTGATGTTACAACCCGCTTTGGTTTGTCGGGTGATAAACTTGGTGAAGTATCAAAAACATTCATTAAGTTTGCCGACATAACCGGCACTGATGTCAGTTCAGCAATAAGCAACACCGACAGCATTATGGAAAAATTCGGTGTTGATACTGATCAGGTTGACAGTGTACTTGGTATCATGACGGCAACCGGGCAAAAGACCGGCGTGTCAATGGATACTCTTTATGGGTCGTTATCGAAGAACGGTAGCACCTTAAAAGAGATGGGTTTGACCCTTGGGCAATCTGTCACCCTGTTGGGAAACCTTGAAGCAAACGGTGTTGACACTTCAACCGCAATGACAGCACTGTCAAAAGCAAATCAGGCGGCGGTTAAACAGGGTAAAAGCCTCGACACCGTTTTAAAAGACGGTATCACCTCGATCAAGAACGCAAAAACAGAAACAGAAGCACTGCAAATAGCGACAAACCTGTTCGGCAAAAAGGGCGCAACCGAAATGACACAGGCGATCCGTGAGGGTCGCTTTTCCATTGATGATTTAAACACATCAATGGACACGTACGCCACAACGGTTCAAGATACCTACGAGGAAACACTTGACCCGTGGGATAAGATGACAGTTTCCATGAACAGCCTAAAACAGGCGGGGGCAGAACTGGCATCAACACTGTTCGACACGCTGAAACCTGTTATTGACCAAATTGTCGAGGCGGTTAAGGGGTTTACAACATGGTTTAACAGCCTGAGTGACGGACAAAAACAACTGATAATCAAAATCGGTTTGATTGTTGCCGCCGCCGCACCGTTATTGATCATGCTAGGCAGTGTTATCAGTTCCATTGGTGGCATGATTTCGGTTGGGGGAAAACTGATAACAGGTTTCGGAAAAGTCACTACCGCTATTTCGGCGGCGGGTGGTTTGATACCCGCTATCACTTCATTAGGAACAGCAATAGCACCGTTCTTAATCGGTGGCGCAATTATCGCCGGTGTTATAGCGGCAATAGTCCTGATTGTTAAGAACTGGGACACCATCAAGAAGGGACTTGCAAACCTTTGGAAGGGAATACAAGCATTTGCCGGGAATGTGGTAAAGGGTGTAAAAGACCTTGGCGGAAAAATCGCCGAAGGTATCGGAAACATAAAAACCGCAATCGGTACGAAAATGAACGAGATCAAAACCGTGTTTGGGAACATCTGGGGCAACATAAAAACCACGTTTTCGCAGACATGGCAGAACATCAAAACCAATGTTCAGACCAACATACAGAACTTGGTCACTTCGTTCAGTAACTTAAAAACCAAAGTTGCAAACATATTCGGAAACATCCTGAGTGCGATTACATCACCTTTCAGAAAAGCATGGTCGGCAATCACCGAGTTTGTGGGAAAGATTAAGAATGCATTCAACTTTAAACTTGAGTTGCCAAAAATCAAACTTCCGCATATCAGCGTCAAATGGAACAAGGTAGGGGACTTTTTGAAGATTCCCACATTGTCGGTTAAATGGTATAAGAAAGCATATGACAACCCGATGATTTTCAACAGACCGACAGTATTGCAGACACCGTATGGTGCAAAGGGGTTCGGTGACGGTAGCGGCGGCGAAATGGTCTACGGTCGAAACAACCTGATGCGTGATATACGGGCGGCGGTTAGTGATACCGGCGATATAACAATCAATGTCTATGGTGCTGAAGGTCAGAACGTGAACCAGTTAGCGGACGCAGTTTCAAGACGATTGACAGCACTTCAGAAACAGAGGCAAGCGGCGTATGTCTAGGAATTATATAAATTATGACGGGACAGACCTTCGGGATTATGGTTTATACATTTCCGGGAGTAACGTATTCAATGCGCCTGAGAGAGCATACAACGAAATTACCATACCGGGCAGAAATGGAACTCTGTTAGGGTCTGAAAAGCGACTTGAAAATATCCCGGTCGTTTATCCGTCATTCATTTATAAAGATTTTAAAGTGAATAGTGCGGGTCTGCGGTCGTTCCTTCTGTCCAGAATAGGATACAAAAGGTTAATGGATACATACCACCCGTCAGAGTTCAGACTTGGATTCTATGCGGGTGGACTCGATGCGGAGATGACCTCTAAATTAGATGCGGGACAGTTCGATCTAACATTCAACTGCAAACCGCAAAGGTATCTGATAAGCGGCGAAACACCGATTACGTTGACGGCATCAGGCACAATAAACAACCCGACATTATTCGATGCACAGCCGCTAATCAGGGTATACGGTACAGGCTCAATCACCGTTAACGGTGTTACCATCACGATTTCTGAAGCGGACGGGTATACTGACATCGATTGTGAAATCATGGAGGCGTACAAAGGGAACGTATTGAAAAACTATGCAGTTTCCCTTGATTCAACTGATTTCCCTGTACTATCTGCCGGTGACAATGCTATCTCGATGAGCGGCGTAACATCCGCAATCATAACACCTAGGTGGTGGACTTTATGATACCTATTTTATTTGACCATTCAGAAACCGCTTTTACTTCAAACGGTATATGTAGATTAGTCGATTGTATTCGCTGTGAAGTAACCGAGGAACGAAACGGGGTTTATGAATGTGAATTTGAGTATCCTGTTACGGGCAGACATTATGACGAAATCACAATCGACAGGATTATATACGTTACGCATGACGATTCTAAGCAACCCGAACCGTTCGATATATACAAGCGATCAGCACCGATAAACGGAATCGTCACGTTCAACGCCCACCACATTTCATACCGTTTAGGCAATATCCTACTTGACCCGTTTACGGCTACTTCGTGCGTGACGGCATTAGCGCAGTTTAATAATTACTCGATGACGGAAAACCCTTTTACATTCCACACGGACAAGGATGTGGTGTCGGAATTTTCCGTCACCATACCCGTGAGCATAAAGAAAATGCTAGGTGGTACGGAAGGGTCTATCCTTGATGTATACGGTACGGGTGAATATGAGTTTCGGAAATTCCGTGTTGATTTCTGGTTACATCGTGGACAGGACAAGGGCGTAGTTATCAGATATGCCGATTCCTTGAGCGACTTAACCCACGAACTTGATTATTCGTCATCGTACAATACGGTTGTTCCCTATTGGGCGAACATGGATAAAACCGAAATCGTGACATTGCCCGAAAAATATGTATTCAGCAATGTTGCACCGACCATTTCCAACAACTGGACGGAGGACGGCACACCGATCACAGACGATTCCGGGAACATCATAGAGTTCATGACAACCGATGGAAAAGCCGTACCGCTTGACCTGTCGGATGCATGGGAAGAACCGCCAACAGAGGAACAGTTAAGGGCAAAAGGACTCGATTACCTCAATAATTCACGGGCGTGGATTCCTTCCGAAAACCTTCGTGTTGATTTCGTTGCATTGTGGCAAACAGAGGATTATGCCAATGTTGCGCCATTGCAGACGGTCAACCTGTGCGATACGGTAACGGTGCTTTATCCAGAATTAGGAGTAAATA